CTTGTTTTTCTGTCTGCTAAGATACTTAAAAAACTCAACTTGTCTCAAGCGGTCCTTTGCCTCTTTTAGGGTTTTTGACTCGCCCAAATTTCTTCCTTTAGAAGAGACGACACGATACACACCGCTCTTCTTTTTTATAATCATTTTTTGAGTGACTTCATAAGTGCTTTTTGAGATCTAGCCATAATTCTAGACGCTCTTTTCATGTTTCCTTGACCAGCATTGGCCACTCTTTCTGACTTGTCTTCGAGCTTCCAGGCTTTGTCTGCAAGTCTCATTGCTTTTTTAGTAGGGTTTTTCATGATTTATGTTTTTGTGTGTTTATTGGTTCCAGATTTTAATACGATTTGAACCGTTGCTGGTCTGAAAAGTTCTGTTTCGGTATTTATCTGCTACCGCTTGATAAAGATCTTTTCTTTTTACTACTTTAGCTCCTTGTCCTCCTCTGTCGTGTACGACTGGCTCATTTCCAGCATTAAGAAGCATAGTGGGTGGGCCAATTCCACCTTCTTCGTTAAAAAGAATTGCTGGGTATCTATGTATTTCTCTTGCCCCTATATATCGAGGATCACTTATGGCCATCGGGTCATTTGGTCTTGTCACATCTAAAGCTGGGTATGTTAACCAGAGCCTGTCGTCTCGCTGGACATTTTTGTAGTAATCTTCAAAGAATTTATATGCTTCGTCATTTGTTGGGTGACCAGTGAACTCCCTCGTAAAATATTTCCCTCTTTCATGATCCTGTATTCCATCATCAATATATGACCCAAGAGACATTCCGTTTAAAATAGTACTTCCTATTGAACCGTCTGGATTTACAATGGGCACCTGTACTATACCAGGTTGTCTACCCCAGGGGTTATTGGCAAACGTTTCCTGGTTATTTCCTATCATAATAGACATAAGACTGTTAGCCCCACTAGGGTCTGAGTAGGTATGACCGTCTGGAAGTATGGCGCGTTCTATATATGAAGCTACAAAATCATTAAACATTCCTTCGGGAAGCTCTTGTTTTGCAACTTGAAACAGTCCGTATATATCATTAAACTCTTCTGGGCTGTTATACATTAAAGAGTTCATATATGCATCAAATCTTCCAACTCTTGACTGTCTATAATCTTCTCTAGTATCAGTAAGCATGGATGGTCGCTGTTTAGAAACTGGATGAAGATTCCCTTGTTCGTCTACATATTGCGGACTCTTCCAGTACTCTTGTGCTGGCGCGATTCTATTTACCGTTGGATCAGATGGTTGTATTTTGGCTGGCTTACCAGTGTGTACGTCTACTGGAGCATATTTATCCGTAACTAAAGTTGAATTCGCAAATTCCTGACTTGCCCCTCGAGGAGTTTCTCCGAAATCTGGAGGCTTTAAAACTGTAGTAGTTAGATTAGGATTGCTGTCCCATGGGTAGTAACCAGACATCCTGTACTCAGGCTGCCCTTCAAATTGACGATCAACCTCTAGCCTAGTTTGAGTACCTCTCCTCCAGGCCGCCCCTTTCTGAGCTTCGTAAAAACTCTGATTCGCCGCGCTATTGGCCCACAGCTCTGCTAAGGCTGGATCGCTTTGAAACAACTGAAACAGTTCCTCTTGTGTTGTGGCTGAAGGGTACGTGTTTATAGCGTCAGCATAAGTAAGCACTCTGGTGGGCCTGCCAGGGGTAATTTCATCCCAGTGAAGGTAGGCTCTTGGTGAATTTGGTATTTCTGCGTCTAAAGGAGAAAATGGGTCATACCCAAGCGCCTCTAACCTTGCACGCTGAGCCTCTCTAGCGGCCTTTTCCTCAGCTTTTTTTCTAGCTTTGTCTTCAATTTCTTTTGCCTTTGCCGCCTCAGCGGCAGCAAGCTTAGCCTCAATTCCTTTGTTTATCTCGTCGACATAGGCCATATTCTCCGTGTTCTGACGAAGCTGGTCTTCAGACTCTGCGTACTGAATCCTGCCTCCGCGAACAACTGGCTCAAGACGTACTTTATCCATATCTCCAGACCCACCAACAACCTCCATTAGAGGCGTCTTGCCCCTGTCTTTCCGACGAACCTTTTCCTTTTCTGAATTTCTCTTTATTGGCCTCATGGTAGATTTATTAGAACCTTATCTTATGCGTCTAAAGTATTTTGGATCTCCCTTATACAGCCATGAAGACTCTCCTTTGGGTTTTGGACCCTCCATATCCTCTAATCCAGCCAGTAATCCAGATACACGCCCCTGATAATTTGAGAGGCGCTCAAGAAGCTTCGCTACGTCCTTCTTAGGAGGCTTCGGAGTCTTTCCGCCATTGCTATATTTCTTCATGCACTTCATGAGACAAATATAACTAATGATTTAAAGGAATCTAGGAGACCCGTAATCCAGGTTTCTAGCAGCCTGCTTCTTAGCAGCCTTCTTCTCTTCTCTGTTCTTCTTCATACGATCAACAAGACCTGGCTTCTCTGGCTTTACTATCCTGCTTCTGTCAAACTGAGGTCTAGAAGACATAGTCCCAGCCTTCTGTCCACTACGAGACATACCAGCATAGTCTACTTCGAAGCTATCATAAGTGGCAGATGGGAGTTTACAGCTGGCATCCATCTTACCTTTTTTGGGTGGCCATGCACCACCGTCCTTATATTTAACGCATTTCATGCCACAAATATAAGAAACATTCAGGGCACACGCAACCGCTTCCACAACTGCTTTGCCTGTGTGGCAAGCGGGGCTCTCGCAAGCCCCCGTAAGCCTTCAAGCTTTAGAAGCGTAGCAAAGTTACAACTTTTTTGGGTAAAAGTCAAGTAGGTGTGTGGGCCTTTTTATTCACAGATCATGACGAGAGTAAAATTCCACGTTTTTTGCCCTCGTTCGCCATACGAGTGTAAATTTTACCGAGTTATACAGGGGTTGGGGATTCCGCCACATACATGACGTCACGTAACGCAACCCGAATCGCAAACGCGAGACCCCGTCCCCTAAGCTTTCAGCTTAATTCAGCATACTTTTCAGCTTTTTTGACTGATTCTGAGGAAATTAGGCAGCTTTGGTTGAAGCAGAACTGCAAGAAATCGCTGTATTCGGCTAGTTTTCAGCGAGGTACAAACCCTCACCTAAACCTTCCTGCTCAGACCTCACGTCAGGGGGGAGTGCACACGGGCGTCACGCTGGCATCGCGGCTGCATCATGCGGGCATCACGTCACGTCACGCGCACACACATCGCCTGCACCTGCTTGCGCTACGCTTGCGCGATCTGATGGGGTCTTTTAATACCCCTAAAGGGGTATTAACTTTTTTATCAGAAAAAAATAATCAGGATTTTGTTTGGAATTCTGGGATTCGCCGTAGTACCTTTGTGGCCATCGGTTTCGCTGTTGGAGCCGAATCAAATCAACCTCAGCTATGCTGAACTACACCTCCCTCCTCTCTGACCTTCGGTCAACTGTCAACGCCCTGTCCTGCCGTCCCACCGCAGAGCGCAAGGACCATGCCCTACAACTCCTTATGGAGTTGGCATCGTCCATCTCAGCCATCGACGTTCCCGAAGGGAACAAGGTTGCCAAGGCTAAGCCTCAAGCAGCTAAAGCTGCTAAGCGTCAGGTCAAGCCTGTGAAGACCGCCAAGCCTTCTCCTACGGAGAAGATTGCTGACAAGCAGGAGATTGCAGCAGCAACCCCGAAGGGGTTTGCTGTGACCAAGGCCGACAAAGCTGTGGCTGCTGACCGTGTTGCGAAGCAACAAGCCGAGGCTGCTGAGCGTAGCGCCAAGCGTGAGACAGCAGTCGCTTCACCGAAGGTGAATGCCAAGTCCAACGAAGCTATGCTTCGGATGCAGACCGCCCTTCAAGCTCTTACAGAGCTTGCATCGGCCAACGCTGAAGCTACGAACGAAGTTCGTAACGACATCACCTCACTTGAGGCTAGGGTTGCTGCCCTCGAGGCTAAGCCGAAGGCTAAGCCTGCTGCTAAGCGTTCAGCTAAGGCTGAAGCCTTTGCTGACATGCTCCTCGACAGCGACTTCGACGGGATGCCTTTCTAAGGCATTCTGTCGACCCCTCGCGGGGGCTATCGTGACGTCACGTCATGACCTGCACACACATGCTATGCGGTACAAGCGGGGTCACGAAACCAAGCTACGCTTGAAAAAATAAATTTGGAATTGTGGAATTCAGTTCCGTATCTTTGTGGTCATCAATCAAACCCCAACACTCATGGACAACGTCATGTCACACAAGTTGCGAATCATCCTCGAATTCGCAGATACCTTCGGTATCGATGCAGTCGTAAACAGCGACGATTTCAACACGCTCTCTGTAAGAGAGCAAATGATAGTCATGGACCATAACGCCTAACACATAACGTCATGTCAAGCGAATCACGCTACTGGTGGAACGAAGAATACGTAGTATTCATCGCCACAGACCTCAAGAAGTTGAATGCAGAACTACGTTCTGCGGATGAGAACCACACATGGTACCCAGGTTACCTGACGCGAACCCCATGGGCAGGGCCTGAAGCCGACGATTTTGCGGCGGTAGATTTCGAGGACCTTCCTCACATGGCAAAGGTGGTCATGGTGTCAGGCCTAGACGGGTATGACGCCACGAGCATGGACGAGTGGGCTGAGGAATTCCACCAAGTTACCAAGTTGTTTTACAACGCAATCAAACGACAAGTCACACGATAACACATCACGTCATGAACACTCTTTCAATGTCTTACAACATTGAGGCTGCTATGCAAGCCTTTGTCAACGGAATTCAGAATCAAGGCGGAGCCTCGATCATGTTCAAGCCTGTGGGGTCCCTCGGTTCACCATATAAAATGGTGAGTATGAGATTCGACACCGCCCCCGACCATGGGTACATGGCGTCATATGAGGACTTCGGCGGTCAAGGCGAAGCCTTCTGTGAATCAACTGAGAATATCTACGCTTTGCGTAGCTTGTTCTTGGAGCTTGCCATGAGAATTATCGAGAGAGGAGGGCGGTTACCAAACGGCTACGACGACGACGAGATGTACGGATTGTACATCGGGGCATGGGTTGAGAACGGCAGGGTCGTGGGCGACATCTCACGTCACTTCACGAATGAGGACGAAGTCCTTGAGTTCTCGATTGCTAACCATCAGCGTGCCTACTACGACTGCGCCGCAGGATGTGCGGTGAGCGTAGCAGAAAAAGTAACCGTAGGTTAAAAAAATAAATTTGGAATTGTCGAATTCCTTTCCTTATCTTTGCAGCATCGAACAACACAACAATGGAAAACTCAATCAAGTACCCACGCTACTGCTCCGTCACGGGGCAGGGGATGTACGAAGGCTATGTCATCGACGATGGAATGTACCATGCCTCAGACGTAGCGTCACTCATGAAAGTTCTTTCAGAACAGTACTGTGTCGAATTCTCTGACGACGACATCGTCATACTTGAGCAGCTCGACGACCTGTATGATGTGCTGTGGTACTGGACGGAGTGGGAAGATAGCGACATCATCGAAGATGATGCAAACATCACTGAATCAGCAATTTAATCACAAACAAACCCTTTAATTCATTTTCAATGAAAACGTTCATTTTTGTTTCTTTGCTCGCCATCGGCGCAGCAGTTTCCGCTCAGTCGAACTTCGAAGCGAAAACCTCCTCAGGAGGCGGCGGATTTGATGTCACCTCAGGTGTGGCCACCAACGACAAGTTCGTCGTAGACGGCAAGGCATTCGACATCCTGAAAACCTCTAGTGGAGCACTTTATGTGGTGGCTGTTGGCAAGTCAGGAACTGGATACCCAGTTTGGATTGGCACTCCTACGGAGGATGAGTTCGAAGGTCGGAGAGTTCACGTCACCCGTAACGGATCGTACTGCGTCTACCTGCTCGGAAAAAGCGGATTCCCTTATGCCAAATGGCTGAATAAGGTGTCCTAATCACATCAAGTCAGCGTAGGGGAAGCTGCGGCGCAGCCTACGGGAACGGACTCCATGTCCGTGGCGGTTCGATTCCGCCCTGACTTCTAAATCAAACCCAATAACATTACGTTATGTCTAACAAACTCCACACCTTCTACGTCAAGGCTACGAAACATGAGCTGACTATCCTAGACGAGATGGTTAACTTCATGGGGCAGCGCATCCTATTAGTCGAACACCCCATCCTTGGGGATGAGGCGCCAGTCATCGCAGTATGCCACGAGCACATGTCCAAGAGCGAAGAGGGCTACGTCTACGGAGCGGCGGCAAACACAACGTTCTTCGACACCGACGACATGTACGAAGGCAGTGACTACGAACCGCTCTTCATCGGCGACAAACTAACCTATCGCTTCATTATTGAAAACTACGACCGAAGCACCGAATTCTAAACACATCACGTCATGAAAACAACCACCGAAATCTACAAGTTCGACACCCTGAGCATCTCAGGTTGCTACCTCCTAGCTATCGTGAACTACGACTACTCAGGGATGACGACCGAAGAGCTGAAGCCGCTCGACGACTTCTTCATGGACATCAGGAACGTCATACAGCGGCGTCACCCTGACGAGGACATCAGCTACCTGCTCGTTATGGCAGGGGAGCCACAGGAACCATCGTTTGAGCTGTGTGCTGTCAGCGGACTATACTCCGAATGCTACGAAGTAGATGTAATGGTACATGCAAAGAGCAAAGCGTAACGTCATGACTACCGACCAAGAACTCGACCTCATCTTCGCCTATGAAAACGGCGACCTCACGGAGCAACAAACGCTCCACCTGTTTGGACACCTCATCAAGTCAGGCATGATACGAGGCCTGCAAGGACACTACCAACGAACCGCAAGGTTCCTCATCGACCAACAATACGTCAGCCCATCGGGTGACATCCTCATTGACCTCGCAGAACTCTAATCATGCGGTACACAGAACGAAACGCCATCGCAGAGGCCATCCTGCGGAACGAGAAAACGTACAACGGAGTTGATCTCCCCTCACCTCAGGTGGCGGGTACGTACACACAGCAGAGGACGTATGCACTGCTTTGTGCAGACCAAATCATCAGGAACTCAAACAGCAAGCAACCATGAGCCGTATCAAGGTCAGGTTTCACCTCAGCAAGGGCGTTCACTTCATGCATTGGCAGGTCAGGATTGGGGATGCTGTCTCCTACTACGACCCGTCACAAGTGCGACTTACCATGACCAATGCAAGGTTGGTTAACCACGCCTCGACTGCAAAGAAAATCTTTGAGGGTGAGAACAAGAGTGTGTGCTCATGGGTGGCATGCGAATCACTTGAGGTCATGCCCAAGGATGACGCCCCACTCACACTCACCTACGAGAAGTGCAGGGTGTTCTACAACCCCAAACGTCAGCCGAATTGGACGGACATCAACGGCAACATCTTAGATGGGACAACCCACAAGACAATCGTTTCAATCGAAAACCGCTTATACAAACAAGCATGAAAACTATCCGTAACGGAGACGACATCCAAATCGTTCAGGATATAGACGAGTGGGTTGTCCTTCAAACAGCCGCTATGTGCATCAACCCCGACAACGGGGATTGCTACTACAACTGGCATGCTGTCGATGACCCACGAGGACTTTCTCCCGAAGGATTCCACGTTCCGTCACATATGGAGTGGCTTGAACTTATTAGGTGCTGCGGGGGTGACGAAAAAGCGGGTAACTTATTGAGATCGACGAAAAAGTGGGGCGGAACTGGACCTGTCAAAGGATTCAATGCCATCCCTTCAGGATGCCGAAGCGGATATGGAATCTTCAACTATGATGAGTTCTACGCGAGTTGGTGGTCTTCCACCCCTAATGGTTCAGCGGCTTGGTACTGCTCCCTGTACTCTAAGGACTCGATTGCCTACCGAGGCAGCGCCGACTTTCAAAACGGATTCTCTGTACGCTTAATCAAAGATTAAAACTCATGACACAAGACAAGAAATACCCCAACGGACTGCGAGAGTACCTTGAGACACTCGTCATGATGTCAGTTGAGCTGGAGTCAAGGGACCTGCCCATGCATCTCATCAACTACATAGATCACGCTATCGACTGGTCGGAAGAGTTCGAGCAAATGTACAGCGGCAGAAACATGAGGATATGGGATGGTGATTGGTTGGATGCAATCCAAGAATTTGTAGATGAGAAAATTTCCAAGTCATGAATGAACTACCTGAAGATGAGTTGATTGAGTTGGCCGAAGGCCCCAACAACGAGATAGCTGATGCCGCTATGGCAGAGCTACGCCGACGATTCGACGCCTCATACGTGTGGTGTCCATGTCTTGACTACGCTGTAGTCAAAAAGGACGAATGCGAGAAGATGCTCGAAGCTGAACAATCCCAAGCGGGTATAGATGCGCCCAAAATGGACGGAAGTATACCCGATAGCACCCAATAATAACGTCATGCGCCTAAAATTCACGCCATGGGAATGCACAAAGAAACCAAGGAAACAATCACGACCCTTACACAATGCTTTGAGTCAGTGATTTGGATGGCCATCAGGTATGCAAACGGTCGGCATACCTATGCACCATCTGATGTGAGGCATGCGATCAAGATGTTCCAAAAAGTGTATCCGTCATGGAAACCACAGGAAGACATCACGATTAAGAGGCCTAACCTAGTGGACGAACCCGAACTATTCTACGAATCAGATTACTTGTGGGACTTAGTAAACAACGAAGATGAGCGAGAAAAAGAAAACCTACAAGGAGATGTACCTTGAGCAGAATGCTCCAAACATGGGGCTAGACAAGCTTCAAGGAGACCTCAACATACTATTCGACATCCTTCACCCGTATCAAATGTGGGTAAGAGAGAGCGAGTCTCACATAACGGTAAGGACGGACTTCAAAACAAGGTATGAACCTCAACTGAATCTGTTCTTTGGTGAACCAAACAAATGATAGAGCCATACTATCAGACATCCATATGGATCTGCGTGTTGCTTGGATGGCTAGTAACCATCAGAACCAACACCGAACTAAGAAACGAATTAGTAAAACTAAAAACACAATCAAATGAAAATCAATGAAGTAGTTAAGGACGCAGAGGTCAGGAAGCGCGTCCGTCGAAACCTGAAGCACTGGTATGCTCAGTCCACCAGCGAAGACAGGTACGAAGGAGAACGTTGGTACTCCGAAGCAAGCATGTTCTGCCAGTTTCTCTCTGAGAAATACAACGTAAGCAAGGTGGTTGCAGCAGGTGTAGTCAGTGCGTTATCACCTAACAACAAGTGGGGACGCAATAAGATCGACGCAGAGATTGTTCTGTCAGCAGTATCGCTGGGCATTGACCAAAGCCAAGTGAAGGTGTCCACCTTCAACGCGAACAAGAAGCGTGCTTTCTTGATCGCAAACGGAAGTCAGAAGATGCTCAAGTCCTCACCTAAGACCTATGCCTTCGCAAAGAATATCGGTGATGAGGATCCCAATCACGTAACCATCGACCGCTGGCACATCAGAGCTTGCCAAACCACGAGCAAGACGCCTGTGCAAGTGAAGGAGCACGTCACCTCCAAGCAGTATTCTGTCATCGAACAGGAGACCATCAAGGTAGCCAACGACCTGGGCCTGAAGCCACATCAGCTGCAAGCAACCGTGTGGGTCACTATTAAAAATCGGTGGAACCGATAACCAATAACAATCTGTCAATCAAATGATTATCTCGATTTACCTAAAGCTTTTTCTAAGTCGCTTCGGCTTTCATCCCAACTTCACCTCTGAACTCTAAACACAGAACAACATGAACAACTCATTCGAAACCCTGAACTGGCTGGTTCAAAAAGAGCAGCTCTTCCTTGCAGATGGCACGCCAACTGACATCTTCGCTGTAGTACGTCAAGACAACCGTGACGTGTTTGCGTCAGTGAAATCTGGTTACGCAGAATTCCAGAATCATCAGATGCTGGAGCTTGTGAAGTCGATCTCAAGCGTGGCCAACATGGAGATTCACAAAGCTGGATGCTTTCAAGGCGGCCGTAAGACCTACGTACAGCTTGTCTCGCCAGTGTCTATCGACGGGATCGGCGACAACAAAGACAAAGTAAACTTCTACAGCACATGTCTCAACTCACATGACGGGACGACTGCCTTGTCTTGGGGCAGCACCAACATCACCATCAGCTGCCAAAACACATTCCACCGTGCCGTCAAGAGTATGAATAGCAGCGCACGTCATACCCGCCGCTCGATCGACGAAGTATTGAACATGATCAGCTTGAACATGCCCATGATCGACGAGTCTGTGCTTGAGGCAGAGCGCACCGCAGAGACCATGATGGCCATGTCCAAGAAGCTTGTGAAGCCGCGAGATGTGGAGGAGTTCATCAAGAACATTTTCAAGGTTGACTTCGCGGTTGACACCAAGGAAAACACCAACGCTAAGCGATTCAATCGGGCTGAGGTTCTCAAGGAGGCGATCCGATCTGAGATGGCGCAGAAGGGCAACACTGCTTGGGGCATGTTCAGCGGACTCACCAAGTTCACTACACACCTGTCAAGCAAGAACGCAGACAGCCGTGAGGCCAACAAGTACTCTGGCATCTACAACAACATGGACAACGTAGGCTTCAAGCTTGCATCTCAATCAGTAATCTAAATTAGCCGACACAATGAACATCACACAGGAGATGAACCACATCCAAAGACAGAACGAACTAGTAGATAAAACCAAGCTCTTGGACCGAGTGCTTGAGGCGTATGCAGAGTACCTCCGCAAGGGGGACTCTGACATACTCCTGAGCAAGCTGAGTGTCATAGTGGATGACGCTGAGAACTTTGGTTTCACCAAATAACACAGACATGTATGTGATCACAGCAACAAGAAATTCTCGATTAGAGATTTTCACCTTTCCTGTCGGTGTCTTTGACGACAGAGACGCAGCTATCCAAGCAGCGAAAGACCACAAAGAAGAGTTCGGGAAGCATTACGACTACTACGTATACGCCTTCGAGTTAAACACAGCAAACGCAAGTTCACCACCTATCTTCATGGTATGAGTAAGGAAGTAATGGATCTCGTAGACGAGTGCTACATGTGTATCTTGGGATTTGAGATGACGCGAGAACAAAAAGCGATGGCACTGAAGTCGAGGCTTGCGGAACATGTAAGACCTCGCTCAGCTATCTTGGTAGCCTTGACTACAAGGTTCAGTATCTCCGAAGTCGCAAGAACGCTTGGCATAAATCACGCAACGGTCATCCATCACCGTAGAAATCACGATGGAAACTACAAGCACTGGGGAGGCTATGACGTCATGTACATCACGGCTCTCGAAGTGGTCAACAGAAACCTTTTAAGCAACAGAAATGAACAAGTTAATTTTGATCCTGCCGCTAACTCTTGCGGCGTGCTCCAGCACGAAGAAGGCGGTCCACCCTGCTGAGTGTTGCGTCCACAACTTACTGACGTCATTGGAGTCAATGCACTCTTGCAAACCTGAATCCTGTGACTTTGACGAATAATAATGTTGCCCAAAGACTTGACTCATACCTTTCTGAGGCTTATCTTTGCGGCATCTAAAAACTCAAACCCGTAACGTCATGCACGATTACAATTTTCATGGAGTTCAAGTTGGAACCGAGCTAGAGTTCACGTACTCATACGACAGGGACGGTGACACGTTCTTGACCCCAAGTAGGAGTCTCGCCGTATCGAGGGGCAAAAACGTCAAGCTGGTCAAAGTATCAAGAGCAGAAGATGGTAACTGAGAATGATGTTATAGAGATGGTAATGTCTGATCCATCAATCAGGAGAGGATCAAAGTCCATCATCATAGGCGACATAGTGGATGCAGGGATTGACGACTGGATCGACACAGATGTCTCCTCCATACTTGAGGATTACTCAAGTGGATTTAAGGATCACACGGAAGTAATCATCAAAGCAAAGAAAGTCCTTAACATGCACGATCATCCTGAGCTTGAGATAGAATCAATCGCAGGAAACCTATCGAACAAAACAGACTTCGACAAGATGTACCTAAGCTCCACGAACAACATGCTTGACTTCATGTGCTCGTATGTGAAGGTTTACACTATCGTAAAAGACCTAAGGTCAGAACGCTGACCGACTGGACAAGCGCATGGTGTGCAGAGAGAGTCTGCAACGGGCTTACGTGTTGAGCCTGATGAAACAAAGCTCGTCCTTTTACATCAAAAAAAAACACAAACCCTTAATTCATTTTAAATGAACATTCAATCAAAGTTGCTGGCTGTTCAGTCAGATTTAAAGGCCCCTAAAGGCCAGTTCAATTCCTTCGGGAAGTACAACTACCGCTCATGCGAGGACATCCTCGAAGCGGTGAAGCCATTGCTTATGAAGCATGGACTTACCATGACTATATCCGATAGGATCGAAGAGCATGGTAGCCGTGTATACATCATGTCCACGGTAACTGTCTTTGACCATGATGGGAACGCCCATAGCGTGAATGCTTATGCTCGTGAAGAGGATTCCAAGAAGGGCATGGACGCATCACAGGTTACTGGCGCAACGTCATCTTATGCTCGCAAGTATGCTCTCAATGGCATGTTCCTGATCGACGACACCAAGGATAGCGACTCTACCAATACCCACGGCAAGGAGCCAGCTAAGTCTATGGGTAGCGTTCCAATCGGAGGCGCGGCTGCTCGTGACGCCATTGCAGAAGAAGAGGCCAGCCAAGAGCCATCTATCATGGACAAGGCTATCGCCTACATCAAGTCTGCTTCCGACAAAAAGAAGGCTTACGAGAACGTGGTAGCTAAGTATGGCAACGACCTGTCCGACCGACAGAAAGAAGCCATCAAGAAGTTCGTTCGATGAGCCTCTCTGAGAAATTGATGGATCGGTACGGCAAGGAACACTTGTCGTACTCTTCCATCAAGAGGGCCCTCACCGACACGGCTCTCTTCGACCTTCATATGAGAGGCCTGCTTGACCACAAGTCAGACGCACTGGAGTTTGGGTCTATGTACGACATGCTTCTATTCGACGCAGATAAAGCGATGAGTACGTATGTTGTCCTTGATCATGATGACGTCATGGAGCGATGCTCTGCCGCTACTCAATCGACCAAGTCCCCCAAGGCCACGAAAGAGTACAAAGAGGTAAAGGATTCAATCGAGGAAGAACTCAAGAGCAAAGGCAAGATGGTTTGCAGCCATGAAGACTGGAAGACAGCTAACGAGATGATCGACCGCCTCCATTCCTGTGGCGTATACCAGCAATACCTTGTTGGAGAATACCAAAAAGAAATATACACGAAGATCAATGGCGTTACTGTTAAGGGTTATCTTGATTGCCTTGGCAATGGCTTTATTTCAGACAGCAAGTCTACACGTAGCGTCGACGGCTTCAGGTATGACGTCAACAAGCTGTGCTACGACATTCAGGCTTATATCTACTGCAAAGCCATTGGGATCAACACGTTCTTCTGGGTTGTGCAAGAGAAGGCATACCCATATCTACCAGCAGTCGTCAAGTGTACAGAAGAAACCCTTTTTAAGGGAGAGATGAAGTTCTTTCAAGCCATAAGCAAGATCAACAACTTCATGGAGGCACAAGAAGACCCAATGAAAGACTTTAATTATTTCGAAGTATGACGAACAACATCAAAGCGCCCATCATTTCTGGGCTAGCACTTCTGTGCTACGTAGCAATCATGACCCTTTTAATTCACCTTTTTTAATTCATTTCAAATGAGCGACAACTCAAAGAAGTATGACTCCGTATTCGTAGGATACGCAGAAGACCCCAAGTACAACGAAGAAGGCAAGTACGTGTCACAACGTCTTCGCCTCAAGGTCAACGAGCTTGAAGACCTGATCAAGCGATATAGCACCCCTAAAAAGCCAGACGGAACTGGGGGTAACGTGTTCTTGACGGTAGGTGTGAGCAAGAATGGTCGATCATTCGCCACTGTATGGGATCCCAACAGCGAGAAGGCCAAAGAGAAACAAGAGAGCAAGTCCTCTTACTCAAGTAAGCCAAGTGCGTCTGAAGAGGATCTCCCCTTCTAAAGTATTCGGGCTTTACGCCGTTCTAGAGTGGGGGCTGAAGGGTTTAGAACTCATCGGCCCTCACTCTTTTAGCGGTGTTGGAAAAGAAGGCAAGCAAGTTTCTTTCTTCTGCATCATACTAGAGCACGAAGGATACGTAGTGTCTATACCAAGTAACACAGAGGACTTCACCATCGTGATGATAGAGAATAAGAAAGGAGACAACTGCGTAGTCATGGAGTCAGCTTCATGCTCTGGCAAGTCTCTCTCTCTGGAAGAGATGGTTCCACTGATCAAAAGAAAATTCAAGCTCGACGTCATATGAACGAAAAGAAAGATATAGTCTACTGCAATCTTCTGGTGGCATACAAGAAGGACAAGAGGGTAACAAACAAGGAGGTTTGGTGTCTGTGTTCTTCCCCTGACCCAGGAGACATCGTGGCAGACGACCACAGTCGATCGATAATCGAGAGGCAGTGCTACCCACCCACCTATAAGGGTGAAAGAAAAATCATAGTCAAAAAAGTAATCAATCACAAGTTCCTATGGAAGAAAAATATGAGTTCATAAACAGCCCCCGCCACTACAATGAGTTCTCTAAAGAGGCTTGGGAGATGATGGTAGACATCTGGGGGATTGAGAAGTTTATCGCCTTTTGCGAGATGAACGCCTTCAAGTACAAGATGCGTGCTGGCACAAAGCTTGGCGAGACGGCTGACAAAGACATCATGAAGGCTAAGTGGTACTTAGACAAGGCGGCTGAGTTAAAGTACGGGCAATGCAAGTAACAATCTTTGAGAGCATCTACCACACGAAGGCACCTCGTTATATCTCCATGGGTTACGCCCTTCGGAGGATCGCAGAGGGGTCTAGCAAGGATGCTATAGAACTGGTTCGGAATGGCGACAAGGAAGCTAAGAAAAGGCTTCCCATCGTCCTGTTCAGCGGTCAGTTCTCAGACAGGTCTGATGACGGATTGTTTGACCACAGCGGGTTTATCGTTCTGGACTTCGACCACGTAGACTCAGCGTCTATGACGAAGTCTGTGCTAGCCACGGACCCGTATGCTTACGCTACTTGGATCTCTCCTTCTGGAGATGGCATCAAGCTTCTCGTGAGGATCACGAATCCAGAACGCCATAGGGATCATTTTAGGGCCCTTAAAACGTACTTCAACAAGCAGTATGGAGTCAGCCCAGACGAGTCGGGGATCAATGAATCTAGGGCCTGTTTTGAGTCCTTCGATCCAGACATCGTGGTCAACGAGTCTGCTGATAAGTTTGGGGCCTTCACGAGTGAGCGTAGCGACAATCAGGTAGCGGTATCTAAAGATCACTACACCGACTACATGAAGCTGAATCTTGCAGCCAAGATGATCAGGGTTGCAGAGGATGGCGCCAAGCATGCGGCTCTCCTAAAGTCTGCCCGTCTATGTGGAGGTTACATATCCGCTGGAAGGATGGAAGAGGAAGAGGTCGTAAGGGTGTTGCACAGAGAGATCTGCAAGAAGAACATCGAGTCAGAAGATCAGGCTCTGGCTACCATCAGGGATGGTATCGAGCTTGGCAAGAAGGACCCCATCAAAACGCTCATGTCTAACGAGAAGAGCGCTCAGCGAGAGATGCTCTTGAGCGATGGTGACATGTCTTTCGTGTCGTCTGACGACGAGGACTTTAGGTGGATCGACAGCTACGCCAATGGAAACATCCAGATTGGGCTTGACACAGGCGATCAAGAGCTTGACAAATACTTCAGGTATAAGAAAGAGTTCCTGATTATCAACGGCCACAGCAACGTAGGCAAAACGACCATGGCCCTGTATCTCATGGTGAATGCAGCTGTGCGTCACGGATGGAAGTGGGTAGTGTACTCCTCTGAGAACAGGACCTCTTCGCTTAAGATGACGCTGATGCAGTTCGGGTTCAACAAGCGAGTGAACGAGATGTCTTACGACCAGCGCAAGACCGCTTACAAATGGGTGCAAGAACACTTCACGGTGATCAACAACAACCAAGTGTATAGCTACGCTGAGATTATCCTGTTCTTGGAGAAGGTGCTGCGCCACCAACCTGTGGATGCTGTGTTCGTAGATCCATACAACAGCCTCAAGCTGGACATGGGGAACTCAAACATCGGGGTGCATGACTATCACTACGAAGCTGCGTCAGAGTTCCTGACGTTCAGCAAGGCGAACAACATCGCCGTGTGGTTGAACATGCATGCCGTGACTGAGGCTCAGCGCAGGAAGGGGGATGACGGCCTGCCTGTGGCTCCGTATGCAGAGGACACTGAAGGAGGAGGCAAGTTTGTCAACAGGGCAGACTGCTTCGTAACTATACACAGAAAGGTTCAGGCGCCAGACCCAAGTCTTCGCAAAACAACTGAACTCCATGTGCGTAAAGTGAGGGAGACAGAGACTGGAGGCGCACCATCGCCAATAGACAACCCAATCACCTTCACTATGAACACTCCGATGACTGCATTCAGGATAAATTCAACTGGAAGAGAGTTGTTCGAACCAGCTGGTTTACAGTTTGATGTATATCATCAATTCAATTAACGCTTAATTCATGTCTAGGAACCAGAAATAGGGTGTAACTTTGCCGTGTGAAGAAAGTAAAGCAGGGCACGCAGCCCAGGTCCAGTGCTCGTAAAAAGCACTTGGGCCGCTACAAAAGCAGCCTTGAAAAGCAGTGCGCTGACTTACTTTGTGACAACGGCCTAGAATTTGTCTATGAGGAAAATGAGTATGTCCTGATGGATCAGTTCGTTTACAATGGCGTATACTTAAAGATGACTGCCTCAGGTAAAGACCTGTCAGACAGAACCAATAAGGCGGTTCTCCCCATAAAGTATACACCCGACTTCGTGGCTAAAGACGGAAGCTGGATCATAGAGACGAAGGGATTTACTCCTTCACATCATGATTTTCCTATGAGATGGAAGCTTTTCCTCAACTACCTTCGTAACTTTGAAAACAAACCGAAGCTTTTCATAGTTAAGAACAGAGCACAAATTGAAGAAGCAATAAGCATAATCAAGGATGATAGATCTAACAAAGGAGGATCTGGCGAGGGTGTACGCCCTAGCAACAGAAAGACTCCAAATAATCGCAACAGAACTCTACGAGGATCTGTTTGATGGGAATGGTGACCCCAAAGTTCACCCAGGTCAGGTTACAAATCTGGTTTCCTCATTCAGGATGAAGGCATTGCTTGAGATGGATATGATAAGGGAGGCTGTAGTTCAATACTCAGAACACCACCATCTCAATGGTCAACCCCAACAGACGAGCATATTCGACGACCACAGGAAAGGTCGCTGAAGTAAGGTTTAAGTCTGCGGCACAGGCCTTGGGCTTGACTGTAGAGAAGTCCACCAGAACAGAAGACACCAGAGAACACGTAGACTTCTGGATGGCTTATGGAGGTGACCAGAGATGGGGTGTTGACGTGAAAGGAAACAACTTGCCACATGAGATATGGTGCGAGTTCAAGAACGTCAACGGAGACACAGGATGGATGTATGGGTCAGCCCATATCATCGCCTTTGACATGCCAGAAGAAGGAGGGTTCTGCATAGTCAACAGGCAAGATCTTGCCAGATACTGTGAAGAGAATGTAGAGGATGTCTTTGTGAAGCACCCTCTAGATGCGTACAAGAAAAAATATCAAAGACAAGGAAGAAGCGATGTTATAACGAAGATCTCTATACTCGATTTGATGACAATCGATTCATATAGAGTGTGGTACTACCACTTAGATTATAGGTAGATTTGCCGCCTTGTCCAATTAAAAAACACCAAAAAAAATGTCTGTTTCAAATGTTAGCTCCCTCACTCCGTGGGGGGAAGTAGGGTACCCTGTCTTTAAGCGTACCTATGCCCGCCCTTACGAAGGGCGTACAGAAGAGTGGCCTGAGACGGTTGAGCGCGTTGTAAAAGCGTGCAATGACCAGCTTGGATGTGGTTTCTCTGATCAGGAACAAGAAGACCTGAGGCAAATCATGTTGTCCCTGAAGGGGACCGTAGCAGGGCGATTCCTGTGGCAGCTTGGCACTGAGACCGTGGATCGCCTTGGGCTCCCATCGCTTCAGAACTGCGCTTTCGTGGTGGTGGATCATCCCATCAGGCCATTCACTTGGGCATTCGAAATGCTCATGCTGGGCAGTGGTGTTGGGTTCAACATCCAGAGAGAGAATGTACAGGAACTTCCTCGTCCATGGGCAAATGTCCACATCGAAAGGGTTGACAAGAATGATGCGGACTTCATCGTTCCCGACAGCAGAGAAGGATGGGTAGAGTTGCTCAGGCGTGTCCTTGAGGCATCGTTCGTTACTGGAAAGGGATTCACCTTCGCCACACATCTCATCAGAGCCAAGGGCACACCAATTAAGGGATTCGGTGGCACGGCATCAGGGCCAGAGGATTTGGTATGGGGTATGATGGAGATAAACAAAATCCTAAACTCCAAGAACGCTCAGTTTCTCAAGCCAGTAGATTGTCTCGACATCATGAACATAATTGGCCGCATCGTGGTAGCTGGTAACGTTAGACGTTCAGCGCAGATCGCCATTGGTGACGCAGACGATGTAGAGTACCTGAACGCTAAGCGCTGGGATCTTGGTAACGTTCCGAACTGGAGAGCGATGTCAAACAACAGCGTTGTGTGTGGTAACATCGACAACGTTCATGAGTCCTTCTGGGAAGGATACAACGGGAATGGAGAGCCATACGGCATCATCAACCTGACTGCCTCACGTAAGATGGGGCGCACTGGAGAGACTCAATACCCTGACCCAGACGTGCAAGGATTCAATCCATGTGCAGAGCAAAGCCTCGCGAACTTCGAGACGTGCTGCTTGGCTGAGATCTACCTGCCCAACATAGAGTCCTACGAAGAGCTGAAGAAGGTTGCAACGTACTTGTACAGGGTCAACAAGCATAGCCTTGCCATCAAGTGCGCCGTGAAAGAAACCGAGCACATCGTACACAAGAACATGCGTATGGGAATTGGTGTCACTGGATACCTTCAGGCTACTGAGGAGCAGCGTTCATGGCTTGACTTGTGCTACAGCTACCTCAGAAGCTACGACGACGAATACTCTAAGCTCGCTGGTTTCCCTAAGAGCATCAAGCTCACCACGGTGAAGCCATCTGGAACGCTCAGCCTTCTTGCTGGCGTCACCCCAGGAGCGCATCCAGCATACAGCCAGCACTACATCCGCAGAATCCGTATGGCTTCTGAGAGCGAGCTAGTGGCAGTTGCTAAGGACAAAGGGTATCATGTAGAGTATGTCCGCAACTTCGACGGAACACTTGACAGGGGCACAAGCGTTGTAAGCTTCCCATGCAAGTTTCCCCAAGGGACAACTTTGGCGAAGGACATGACGGCGATAGACCAGCTAGAAGTTATCAAGCGGTTGCAGAAAGAATGGTCTGATAACGCTGTTTCCGTAACCATCTACTACAGACTCCATGAGTTAGACGACATCAAGTTGTGGTTGAAAAACAACCTGCACATTGTGAAGTCGGTCTCTTTCTTGCTGCACTCTGACCACGGGTTTGATCAAGCTCCTTTAGAGGAGATCGATGAGGACACGTACATTGAGATGAGCGCCAAGGTTGAACCGATCACTGGCCTGTCTAGCCTTGGGTTCGATGAGGTTGAAGTGTCTGACTGTGATTCAGGAGCATGCCCAGTACGATGAAGCATGTCTCTCAATGCTGGATAAGTCAGCTATACCATTTCGGTACATGCAGATAACAGGAAAGGGGCTAGCGCCCCTTTCTTTTTGCCCATAGGTTACATAACGGGCATATATGTTTAGTTTAAGTATTACCTTCTAGATCCGCCAGTTATTCTGGTCTTGTCGTTTATTCTAATCTTGGCCCCATCTGGAGCGCTACCTACGGCCTTAAACTTCTTCTTTATAATTGCTCCGTTCTTGGAGACGACAACCTCCTTTCCTTCAAAAGGAACCTCTTTGCCGTCGATACCAACGGTCCATGTTCCCTTGTTTATTATTTTTTCCCTTCCAAATCTTTTGACTACCTTAGGTTCGTTTGGCATCTTATTGTTTTATTTTTTGTATTACCTCCATTATGTCTTCTGGCTTTCTTGCTGGGTGACGTTGTAGCTGCAAGCCTCCGCAGTTACATTCATCGCCATACACCGACAGCAACAAATTTAAGTCATTTGACGTTACGTTATGGTCTAGATCTAAATCGCCATCAGTACATCCCTGACATCCATAGTAGGAGAGAAGATACAGAAGGTCACTAGTTCCGACATGGCAGTCACCATCAAAATCTCCGAAACAAAAAGTTTCGTCAGAGAAAAGCTCTGATCTCTGGTACTCAAGCATGGCATGCATCCTGTTTATCTGGCCAGGAGTAAATGTGTCTCTGCACTCTTCTGGGCAGTAGTCCATGTGATTATTTGCCTGAAACGGAACCCCATAATACGTCACCTCTGGGCAATAGTAGCCAGGCTCCTCAGGGCACCCTTGGCTTACTTTGGTAGGAGGGGTGTCGCATATGTAGTCGCCAGTGTGTTCACAGTCACCAATGTTCTGGCCGCAGGAAGAGACGATGCCGTCTCCGTTCTTGAATACGTGGTGAAGGCCACAGTAATGCCCCATCTCATGAGTGAGCGTCTCGTTTTCAAAACGCCACGTAAGCTGAGGTCCAGTGACGCCAAACACCTCAGTCTCAACCCATACTCCGTCAAGCGTTGACCAAGGGTAGTATGTCACCCATGCGAACCCAAGGATAGACGAACAGAAGTCTGGGGCCACGTAGACATTGCAATACTCTGCTGTGTTCCACTTAACCATGTTTGTCCACTGAGCCATCTGCGTCCCGTAATTAGGGAAGCACACCCCTCCATCTTGCCTATAAGAGCCTGCCCAAGAGAATGACCCAAGGTGTGTGTAAGTGGTATGAACAAGATTGAATGATATGTTAGTTTCATCGAAGTCAACATTTAGCTGTTCAAATGCCCCTTGGATTACGTCTAGGTTTATGTTGCTGTTTGGAAAGTATTGATTATCATGCAGTACGTGAACAACACAATTTATTTCTTTTTCTGTGTTTGTTCTGTCGTAGTTAACCATACCCATGGGCAATGGATTTCCCTGAGATCCAAGGACAACACACTCTTCTTGGGCAAGGGCAGGCGATCCGCACGAAGAGAAGCACAAGAAAAGAGTTATCACTATTATGCCTATAGCCTTTAAAAGAGCAAAGGCATCACAGTCGTGTATCTCTTGATAAAATCCAACTGGCTTTTTTCTTATCTCCATTATTTCCTGTTTAGTCTTACCTTTTCGTATGATCTTCCCGCGAAGTATGCTGTAAATGCAGTTGTCATGAGTATACTGAACGTTTCAACATAAGAGTCTTTTATGTTAAACGACAGATTATCAAAGCTGTCCGTGGCAACAAATATAGTAAAGATAACCACTAAATAAGAGAGCATCATAGGCCTGATATTCTTTGATAGCCAAGAATCAGACATCATATCCGACTTCCATCTTTCGGTTACATTATTCTGAGCGTTAGCCTCGTAGTCCATTAGCATTTTCTCGAACTCCATCTTTTCCTGTGCTGTCATATTAGGATCAAGATCTATAAGCCTCTTGACTACGCCAAGTGCGCCTTGGTCAGGAAGCAGTTCTCCTACCGTATCTAGAACCTGAGGCGCTTTGTCCTTAAGCCACGCCCCCACCTTAGTATCTTTTAGTTTCTTTCTCATCTTGATTCTAAGTACTTGTTTTCTATTACCTGTATCAAGTACTTGGAGTGAGGCATGAAACTTCCATCTGGCAAGTACTCAAGCATGGAGTTGTATTTCTGATTTAGCTCGTCGAGTGCTTCAATCTTTTCTGAGTCAGACATCCCCTTAAATTTATCGGTCTGCATGAATTGCTGCATGTCTTTGTACCTCAAGGAATTAGACATCTCAAGTATGTTGTTTAGTTCTTCAGCCGTGAGGGAGAATCTAAAGTCCTCTGGCGTGTTTCCAACAAACTCATACTTAGCTCCGCTAGCCATAAGGTTTTGCATGGCTTTCTGAGCTTTACCCCTGCTGAAGGATGGAACCTCAAGCTTTCTGTGTACAGAAGAGGCGTAGTACGGAGTGCCTATAGCCTTTGGTAACTCTCCAGTTCTCATATATAGATTGAGTATCTCTATCGAGACTGGATCAGTTCCAGACGTGCTGGTCTTGTAGGGGTCAAACATGTAGTAAGCGAACTGCCTCCCGCCCTTTGGCGCCTGACTAATTCTTTCTCCTTTCCAGTTCACCTTGACGGGGAGACCGTCAGTATTAAATGTTCTTTCTTTTACATGGTTGATAAGCCTGTCTGAAAGATCAGCATCTCTCTTGTCTGGCATAAACTCTCTTGTAGCCATATTAGCACCAGAGAAGAAGTTAGGGATGGCCATTGCACTGTACGCCTTGAACAAGCTCTCAGCATATTTCTCCATGGCTATGTTAAGTTTCTCTGGATCCGATTCTGTTATTATCTCAAAGGCTCCGTTTAGGCCCTGTAAGAAACTCTGGTCCATCATATAAGATATAAGCGCTGCGTTCTCCATGCCGAGCGCCCTCTTGAGTATGTTGATTCCTTTGGTGGGTTCTTTTATGGCGTCTTTAGCCGCATCTATAGTCATGCTTTGGGCGTATGCACCCATTATAGAACCCAGCACACCAAGGGTCTGGTAGCTCTTGTATACATCATCTGTTCTTGGTGCTGGATCCTCTCCTCCTAACCATCTCTTAAGAGCCGAGACGTTTATGCTGTTAGGGGGCATTACATCATACATCAGATTTGTTTTTTCATCGTCCTCCCAGTCTATACCAGGGCTTATTATTCCATTGGCGATAAGCTGTAAAGACATTTGAGTAAACACCTGGCCAATCATAACCTTTGTCGCGTTTTTTGATGCTTCGTCAGCCTTGCCATTCATGATATTTACAGCAACTCTAGCCGACCCAAACGCTGGTGATATATACGTAAGGGATTCCTCCATAAAGTTGGCAATCGTAGTAACATAGGGGACGTTTGATCTTATGAAGAACTTGAAGAATCCTGGAGCGTCAAATCCTTTTGAGTTCTCAAACATCTTTCCAAGGCCTCTAGATAAATTACTTATAATCCACATGCTACCTCTAGCAAGACCGCCTTCTTTCTGGAATGTCATCTTGGCTCCTTCGTCCTTAGCTCTATCCATAGCTTCTCTGCTTGGGTACTTAAGGAATCTAGCAAGCTCCTCTCCTTTAAGTCCCATGCCAACACCTATGTGATAAAGCTCTGTTGCCTCTGCATATCTTCTGAATGGTATGTCACCAAGAGACAGTAACCTAAACATAGTTTCAGCAGGGATCCCGAAGGTACCAGCCACAAGAAGCTTTGCTCTTGAGTTCAGGGATGCTCTTCCGCTTTTGGTCTGGGGAAGGTCATTAGAAAGAGCAGCAATCAAGGATCTGACTGGCATAAAACCTCTATCCATTCTCCATTCTGTTGTCTCTCTTTGTTTTCCAGTTACAACCTGCTCTGCCGCTTCGACCCATCCAGACCCAAATTTCTTCAGTCCGTACAAGTACGCAGCCATACTGATTCTCTTAGCTGGGGACTTTACCCCCATGGCATTAAGAAGCTTTTCTATTGGGTAAGACGCCACGTCCACCATGGTTCTTGGGAACATCTGCGCTATGTTATAGGCTATGTTTTTAGCCTGAGACATAGACGTCAAAAGATTACCCTGCATAAGCTGTATCCCTATGTCTGACCAGCTCTTGTCAACCAAAGTATTTACCATGGTGTCAAGCTTGTTCTGAGCTTCTAGATAGGAGTTCATAGCCTCCTTAAGTTCAGCCTCAAGATCCTCTCCAGCTATAGCTCTGTCAACAAGGGATTCATAATTTCTGTAAGAAACCATATAGTTCTCAGCCGCCTCCTGAAGTTTGGTCTTCATATCGTCGGTAAGAACTTTGCCCTGACTTTCCGCAAGGCTAGAAATCATGCCATATATGCCAAACGAAGTAGACGTTTTCAGTTCTCCGAACTGTCTGAGGAGCCTACCAATAGAGGTACCCATCTTGGCAAGATCCTCAAGGACAGACGGTATCGCTTCAGTCCTTCCTTCAGCTTGAAGTCTATTTATTAGCTCGATGCCAGCCAGAACACCTACATCATCATTTCTATTCATAAGGGACCCAAGCTTGTCTCCCCTCATCATCGAGAT